TACTCAAAGGGCTGGTGGTTCGCTACCTTTCGGTTATGAAAGTTGGAAAGTTATCGGGCGTTCTTAAATGCCCTACAACACAGATATATTGTCTATGTCTTATGCAAAACCACTAACGAAAATTTAACTATGAAAACTGGAATTGAACTCATTGCCGAAGAAAGGCAGCGGCAAATTGAAAAAGAAGGCTGGACACCCGAACACGATGCACAGCATAAAGAAGGTGAAATGGCTGTTGCAGCAGCTTGTTACGCATACCCTAATTATGACGAAGATTGGGCGGTGCAATCGCAACTACATTGGCCTTGGGAAAACCATTGGTGGAAACCTTCTGGTGATAGAAAAAGAGACCTTGCGAAAGCTGGCGCCCTTATCGCTGCCGAAATTGACAGGCTGCAATACGAAGAGTAAATAACCACCCGCCTACGGGCCACTAAAACACAAACAAAATGACTGAGTTAGAAATTTTAGACAAAAAAACAGAAGATTATTTAACGGACGGAATAAACTGGGATGCTCATAAAAATGAAGCAATCATAGCAGCTAATAAAAGTGATTTAGCTCGTGGCGATATAGAACAATTAGCATCAGATAGTTTCCAAGAGGGATGGTTTGCGGCTAAATCTTATTTTGAAAGTAAGAAGTAGTATTGCGCACAACACCGACACATAGTCTATGTAAAACCGCCCCACACGGGGTAAAACACAAAATAAAAATGAAACAGCTAAAATTAGAAGTCGGAAAGACCTACCGAAGCCGGGAAGGCAAGGAGGTAAAGATTACAAGTTGTGATGGAGGGTATTCCCACCCCTACCGAGGCAGCGATGGTGACTGGTACGCCGAAAGCGGCAAGTGGAGTTCCTACGGCAAAGAGCACCCGCATGACCTTATCGAAGAAGTAACAGTATCAGATGCAAATCAAAAACACAACGAAATGGAAGTACTGATATTACAGGTAGGAAAGACATACGTTAACCGCAGAGGCGAGGAGGTGAGAATTGTTGAAAATGATGGTGGATTCGGGTACTCATACAGGGGCAATAACGGGGAGTTGTATACTGAAAGCGGCAAGTGGTGGAGCAAAGAAAGCCCCAACGACCTTATCGAAGAAGTTCCCAGCGAAAGCACCCGCCACACCTTCACAATCCCCGAGGGGACAAAGGGAGTAAACGTGTCGAAGGTAGGGAATCGCATCGTCGTGGAGATGGTGCCGGAAAAAGACCCAAATCCGGGGGATGTGTGCATAAACGATTTGGGTAGCGTGTATATCTTTCAGTCGGTTGCAGGCAAGACAACTCACAGGCATTATGCGTGGTTAGGGCGCGAAGGCCGAGTGGTTTTAAACGAATCAGCAATAGCTGGCCGCCCCGCCACCCCCGAAGAAGCGCAGCCTTTGTGGGATGCCTTAAAAAAGGCTGGCAAGCGGTGGAATGCTGAGGCTATGCAGGTGGAGGATGTGCCCGAAAGTGACCGGATACGTGAATGGTTGAGGGCAAATTTCGATTATCATCTTTACGCCCAAGGGGACGTAGTGGGGGCGATTAGTCGCTATTTAAAACACAGGGAGGGCGAAAAATGAAGTATGAAGACTTTGAAACATTAGTGCAGTTTACAATTTCGGTTATAATTGTTATATTTGCTTTGGCGGCTATAGTTGTCGCTGCGTTAAATGTTATATGAAATGAAGAGTGCTAAAGAACCGAAAGTAATTCAACCCGCCGCCTTCCCGGATTGCAGTAAATGCGTCCACGGGCAGGCGGTGGAGTTCGGGCTATTCGAATGCACCCGCCGCAACGCCGGACCAACGCCGCAGCCAAACTGCAATGTAAGGAAGGTGAACTGTGTTTATTACTCAAAAATCGAAATAAGATGAAGAAAAAAGACTATTACGTGGACGTGAAAAATGAAACGCACTACGTCGGCCTGTACGCTAAAAGAGCGTGGGCAGAAAAGAAAGCCGAAAAGCGCGGGTACAACCCAGCTGATGTTTACGGCATAGAAAGGAGGGGGTGATGTTTGAGCCTGGCAATCAATATTGGAAATTCCGAGGCAAGCACGGCAAAACCCCCGCTTATACGCCTGACGAGCTGTGGGAGGAGTTCGCGAAATATGCGCAGTGGGTAGCAGAAAACCCGCTTTTTGAAGAAAAGCAGTTCGCCTTTCAGGGCGTTGTTACTACGCATAACTCACCCAAGATGCGGGCGATGACAGAAACGGGCTTCTGCTTGTTTGCCGACATAAGCCCCGAGACGTTCAGAAATTACAAGAAAAAAACTGATTACCTTGAGGTCTGTACGCGTATAGTGGGCTGCATATATCAGCAAAAATTCGAAGGTGCGGCCGCGGAGCTGTTAAGTCCGGCTATCATTGCGCGCGATCTTGGCCTAAAAGACCAGCACGACCACACGACCAATGGGGAGAAAATGCAGACGTCTATTACCGTATCGGCCACCACCGACGAGGATATTGTAAAAAAATTACTGGCAAAGTTTGACGAAGAGGGAGATGAATGAAAGTAACGCGGGTATTTACGGAAACCGCCGCAGCCTATTACGGGGGAAAGAGGTTTATAATCAACTTTGGCGGGACACGTAGCTCAAAAACATACAGCGAGCTGCAGCTCATCTTTATTATCGCAAAGCATTCTAAAAAAAACAGGATAATCACAATCGTATCGCACTCCCTGCCGCACTTGGAGGGGGGTGCGATACGTGATTTTGACAGCATTCTAACAGCTGAGGGGTTGCAGCCGGACGACCTCCGTACAAAAAGGCCGTACGTTTACACCATTAATAAAACAGTAATTGAGTTCGTCGGGTTCGACAAGCCAGGAAAGGCACTGGGGGCAGCTCGCGATATCCTGTTTATCAACGAGGCAAACAAGATGCCTTTTGACATTTGCCACCAGTTGATGACAAGGACCACCGAGTGCATTTTTATAGACTATAACCCGGCCTCAGACTTCTGGGTTGATGAGCACGACTATAAGCACCGGGCCAATGCCGCCGTCGTGCATTCCACCTTTAGGGATAACATCCAAAATCTAAGCGACGGGCAAATTGAGGAGCTTTTGGAGGCGAAGACAAAAGCGGATATCGAAGCTAAAAACGGGATGCCTGGTTACTGGTCCAATTATTGGAAGGTCTATGGCTTAGGAGAAAAAGGGCTGATACAGGGTGTGATATTCCCGGTTGTGAATTGGATTAAAAAGTTCCCCGATGGGCTGGAGCGTGTTTTTTACGGCCTCGACTTCGGTTACACCAACGACCCGACGGCGCTGGTAAAGATGGGGATAAACAAGTATGGTAAGGACCTGTTTATGCAGAAAATGATTTACAAGCCATACCCAAACGCACTGGAGTTATCGGAGCCTCTCAAACTATTATTAACCACGCACGCATGGGCGGATGCCGCCGACCCCGGAATGATCTCATCGCTTCGGAAGTTAGGGTTAAATGTATTTGCAGCAAAAAAGTTCCCTGGCTGCATAAAGTACAGAATAGACATTCTGCAGAGATACAACCTGCATATCGTTGACGACCCTGACTTTAGGCGGGAGCAGGAGAATTACAGGTTCCGGGAAGTGAAAGGAATCGTGTTTAATGAGCCGGACCCAAACGCAAAGCACAACCACTTGTGGGATGCAGCCGGCTATGCAGCGCAGCACGAATTAGGGCGGCAATAAAAAAAGCATACTGAAAAATTTGGTTTTATACAGGTATTTACTATACCTTTGAACAAAAGAAGCATTAAATGGCATTTTTAGACAGGTTTAAGGCTGCAAAGGCGAATAAGTCACCTGACAACCCTATAGAGGAGCGTGATTTCATCATCCCTATGGGCGTAGCTTCGTCAATGGCTTGGGCGAGCAACGAGCTGAAGCACCTAAAGGATTACATGGAAGTCGCGGAAGTGGCCTCTATAATCAACATGAAGGCGCGGGCGTTTTCGTCGATGCGCTTGGAGGCCGTTAATAAAACGACTGGCAAACCTTTCCAGTCAAGAGAGACCGAAGTTATAAACAATCCAAACTATTTTCAGGGGCAAAAGGAATTTTTAAGGCAAACAAAACTATTTCACGAGATTTTTGGCAATGAGATAATTTACTTCTTGCGGGCAAACGATATGCCCGTGAGGAGTATGTTTACCTTGCCTCCCATATTGGTCGATATTGACGAGGCAGAGGGGGTGCCGTATTGGCTGGAGGGCGAGTTCCCGGAAAGTGTAAAATACCACATCGAATGGGGAGGGCGGAGACTTACATTGGATAACAGCGACATTTGTCACATTAACAATGCAAAAGTAAAAGTACTGC